CTCACCTAAGGGTGGAAAGAGAGGGTGCCTATGTAAGGATGGTACCTATAATGCTAAATGCTGTGATGGCACACTACCTGCACAGGGGATAGGTGATATCAGCACTGAGAATCCTGGTAACATTACTCAGATAATACAGGTGCGGCAGATTAACTAAAATGGAACAACTAAATAATTAATGAGTTATATATAAAAAAATATGAAAGAATCAATTTTAAGCAGAATCTCTGCCTTGCTCGGAATGGACAAGGTAGAACTTGCATCCATGAAGTTAATGGATGGGGTAACCGTATTAGAGGCTGATGCATTTGAGCCGGGTATGGAAGTATTTATTGTTACTCAGGATGAGCAACGTATTGCTTTGCCGGTAGGTGAGTATGAGTTAGAGGATGGGAATATGTTAGAAGTAACTACTGAGGGAGTTATTGCTGAGATTAAAGAAGCTCCAGTAGATGAGGCTCCTGCACCTGAAGCTCCAATGATGAATGAAGAGGTTGCAACTGAGCCTACATTGAGCGAAGACACTGCATCGCAACCAAAGAAAGTAATTAAATCTCAAATTGAGGAGATGTTATTCTCTAAAATTGAGGAGTTAAAAGCAGAGAATGAGAGCTTGAAAGCACAACTATCTGAGCAGCCTGTAGTAGAAGAGGCTCCTGTAGTAGAAGAGCCAGCGGCTAAGCCTATCTCTCATAACCCTGAAAAACAAACTGCTGCACCACAGTTCACATTCGGTGCAAATAGAAAGGAAACTACTATGGATAGAATCCTAAATAAATTGGCTAACTAAAATTAAAATAAAAAAAAATGGCAACTTCAATTACAACTACTTATGCTGGTGAGTTCGCAGGGAAATATGTATCTGCTGCTCTTCTTTCTGCTCCTACCATTGAGAATGGTGGAGTAACTGTACTTCCTAACGTACACTACAAACAAGTTATTCAAAAAGTATCTACAGATGCTATCTTGAAAAACTCTACTTGTTCATTCTCTGATGTATCTACTGTTACATTAACTGAGAAAGTATTAACTACTAAAGACCTTCAAGTTAATTTAGAACTTTGTAAAAAAGATTTCTTCTCTACATGGCAAGCTGCTGAGATGGGATTCAGCTCATTCAAAACTTTACCTAAATCTTTTGCTGATTATTTAATCGCTTATGCATCTAATAAAGTAGCTGCTAACGTTGAGACTGCATTTTGGACAGGTGCAACTGGTACTTCTGGTAGCTTTGATGGTATTGCTACATTAGTAGCTTTAGATGCTGCTTTACCTCCTGCACAAGAGGTAGCTGGTACTTCTGTAACTGCTTTGAACGTAGTTACTGAGTTAGGTAAAATTGTAGATGCAATTCCTGCTTCTCTTTATGGTAATCCTGATTTACGTATCTATGTATCTACTAACATTGCTAAGGCATATGTACGTGCATTGGGTGGATTCTCTACAGTATCAGGTGCATCTGCAGCAGTTACTCCAGGAACAGGTGTTAATAACCAATCTACTACATGGTATTCTAATGGATCATTGAGCATTGATGGAGTAGAGATATTCTGGGCTCCGGGATTAGCTAACAATACTGCTATCGCAACTCTTACTACCAACTTATTCTTCGGTACTTCTGTACTTTCTGATATGAATGAAGTTAAAGTTATTGATATGTCAGATGTTGATGGATCACAAAATGTACGAGTAATCATGCGTATGGCAGGTGGTGCTCAGTATGGTGCTGTAGAAGATATCGTTACTTACGGTATTGTTAACTCTGCTAACTAATAATTAATAATCATGGGGAGTGGGTAACTACTCCCCTTTAATACATTAAAGATATGCCTTGTTTTATTACACACGGAAGAACTGAACAATGTAAGGATAGTATCTCTGGAATACAGGCACTATACCTTGTAAATTTCGGTGACTTCGATCCGGATCCATCTACATTAGGTGGTGATATAACCTATGATGCTACTGTAGGTTTTGAGGATCAAATTACTGCCATTGGTGGCACTATCAATAGCTTGTACAAATATGAGTTAAAAGGTAATAACGGATTCAATACTACCGTTAACACATCACGTGATAATGGCACTACTTTCTTTACTCAGACTATTACTTGTGAGTTGAAGAGACAAGATCCAGTATTCCACAAACAATTTAAGATTTTAGCTTATGGTCGACCTCACGTAATTGTACGTACTAATGGTAACCAATTTTTCTTAGCTGGTCTTTACAGAGGATGTGATGCAACTTCTGGAAGCATTGAGAGTGGAGTAGCTTATGGTGATTTCAATGGTTACAAAATTACTTTTGAAGCTATGGAAGAGAAGCCTGCTAACTTCCTTGACTGTGCATCTGAAGCTGATTTATTAACTTTGTTAGGATCACCTACATTAGTTACTACCTAATAACTAATCCTACATAG